AACAACTCCGTCAAATCCCATTCCACGGATACTGTCAGGATGATCTGCACCAAATATTTGAATTCTACTTCCGTTAAATAAATCTATTCTTAATTCAGTTTCGTTCCTACTGCCTCCCAAATACATGAGAGGTTTTGTATAAAATTTTAAATACTCCCAAGCTATAGACTTACCTTGTCTATAAGTTGGAGCTATGAATGCACATAATGATCTAGGCTTTGCAGCTGCAGTCTTGATCATTTCATTGACTGCTAAAACTGTTTTTCCAAATCGTCTATGGCAGACTAATACTGTAAATCTTTTTTTATTTTCGTGAACTTCTCTTTGGTATTTTCTTGGCTTATAGGGTATTTTTATAGTTTTACTCTTTTTGCCATTCGACTTTGATTTCGATTGGTTCATCAGATCCTATTCTTGAAGTTGAAGATGCAAGTCTCGGATGAACATAAGGTGCTGCCTTTTCTGCGGCATACATTTTACGTTCAGGCGAAGACATAGGATTGTTTAACACAGCTAATAGATAATCCAAAGGAGAATGTTGATATTTGATGGACATTTCTTCCATAGATTTCCATAGTGAAGGTTTACTTTTAGATCCGAAAGGTCTTCCCGCACCTTCCCGTTTACCTCCATGATTAGGATTTTTTTCAGTAGACTTATCTACTTCATTTTCGAATGTTTTTTGTTCTGCATCAGGAATCATTATGTAATTTTTCTACCTTTTTTATTATATTGTCTATATGGTGCCCATTGTAAACCTCTGTCTCTTTTAACTATAGTTTTAGCAATTTTTTTACCACCATAATATAATCCAGTAGCAGCTAAACCTGGAAATCCTAATGCTCCATGTCTTAAAGCAAATTTACCTGTGCTCAATGCTGCAACTCCTGTTTTTCTAAACATACGTGCTGTTGGTCCACCATATTTTGAAATCTGTGCACCATGTTTGATCTTTTTTTTAGCAAGATATTTTGTAGTTTTACCTGCAGCAACTTTAAATCTTTTGCTAAGTCTCCAACCTTTTTTATAATTTCCATTAACGTTTGTCATTATTTTTTCCTTGTTTTCTTTTTATTTTTAGTCAATTTTTTATAGCCTGCAACACCACCAACAAAAACACCAGCAGAACCTAAATCTATGGCTACATCATAAGGCGAATATTCAGGAAACATTTTAGATTTAGGAAAAAATGGTTTTTTCCATCCTGTTTTCTTTGGCACTTTAAATCCTAATGCATTTTTAGTTTTTTTTTGACCTTTAACAGCTTTATATGCTTTAGCCATTTGACTTAAAGTTAGTCGTGCTATCATCTTAATAATCCTCTTACTGCAGCATCTCTGGTTGTTGGCATGGGCATATTACCGCCTGGTCTTTGTCCCATTTGTGCCATTTGAGGAGTTATTTGCTGCTGTTGCAATAACCCCTGTTGTTTAGCCTGTTCAGGCATAAGTTTAGCACGCATTATTAAACCCAGCTCTTGAGCTTCCTCAGGAGTGAGTCTGATAATTTTGTCTGCTAGTTTTTCTAGTGATCGTTTTGCCATTATCCAAAATACTTCTGTTTTTTATATTTAATGATTCTTTCGGTAGCTCTAAATTTAGGGCTTTTTAAATTTGCAGACAGAGCTTCTGCTGCCTTTTTAGTCGCAGCTCTATCTCTTAAAAGCCACTTTAGGCTTTGTCCTACTATTACTTTAGATTGTAAATAAGCCATTATCCTGCCATGTATTTCTTAGGCACAGGTGCAGATTTGCCTGATTTAGAACCAGCATATGCTACGCCAAATATAGCAGCTTTTGGTACAGCAATACCAGCTACAATTGCTGCCTTTTTCTTTTTAGACGCTTTTGTCCAAACTCTACCCATTCTCACTAAAGGATCTTGTCCTTTTTTAAGAATCTTTCTTCTTCTAGCATATTTTAATCCTGTATATACTTTATATAAATCTTTTGGTATCATCTGCCTTTACCCTTTTTCTTGTTTTTCTTATTCTTCTTTTTAGAGTGTTTACCCTTACGTTTCTTGTGAACCTTCTTTTCGTGTTTATACCCGTATTTAGGCTTGGTCATTAATCGTCTCGGTCAAGAATGTCCCAAGCTACTGCTCCAGTAGCACCCCATCCGTATGCTTTGTGGTGTTTTCTAATATGCTTGCCTGCTTCTTTTCCTCTAAGAGCAAGTCCTTGCATAGCCTGACCACCTCTGTATCTTGCTTGGTTGCCAAAGCCACCTTTTATTGCTTTAAAGGTTCTTTTACCGCCATGCTTACCTGTAAAAGGTTTATCTACCAGTTTTGCTGATTTTTGTAGCTTTAAACCTCTAGCCGATAAGCCTACTTTTTTTCTCGCTATGCCTCCGCCTTTGTATAAGGCTTTAAGCATGCGATAGCCTATTTTCCCTCCTCGGAAAATGCCATATATTGCCATGTTGTTCTCCTTCTTTTGTTGTTGTTGTTATGGTCCTGTATCTAACCCCCCTATATCATCAATCGACAACGATGTCGATTTGATGAGGGTGAAATCAAAACCCGTTAATTAAATAATACAATGTCGAATCGCAAGCGATTCGGCTTTGTCTTTGTCATTTTCACTTGACTGTCACTTCGTGAAAGCCAAGCGATAATGTAGTTGGTTTTTATTATTACTTGCGTGTGAGATATCTTAAAATGAGCACACAGAGTAAAATGGCTTGTGTCGCGTAAGTCCTTTGGGCGGCTAGACACTTGCCGATGTCAGTAATAATATTAATATTTCGGTAGTCAGTATACATTGAGCTAAATTCATTGATATATTGATTGCCGAATTACTCTCAAATCGTTGATATTCCTATCTATGTTGATTGATAGATTAGGGATAGCAACATATAAATAAGCCTATTTCAGCTTGTCTTAGCGAAAGCCTCATAGGCAGAAAGGATAGTATGAATATAAGTAAAACAATTGAAGATACTTGGGATAAAAGTATTGATAGTATCAAGAAGACTTACAATGATACTCAATTAAATCCTTTTAAGTTCCCAGAAAAACTAAAAGTTGAGTTTACTATAAACTATAAAGAAAGTTTGAAATCATTACCAAAGACAAAAGAAGATTTACAAGTACTTTCTAGTTTTATTAAACTTATAAAGAAAGAAATAGTTAAGGAGCTTAAATAGTATGTTAAATTACAATCAAGAGTTGATTGTGGATAGTGATACTCATAGACATGGTAGTTATTATGCTAATGTTTATGAGTTTCCTTTCCCAGAACAATCAACAGTTGAACATAGAGATAAAGAGATGAGGAGAATGACAACAAAATTTCCTCTCTCTAGTGATAGTAAATTTTGTCAGAAAGGAGATTAATATGGCAACTCAAACATTATTTGTTGAACGAACACCTGAACAAAAATTAGCGTGGGTAGAACAACAAAGAGCATTAGGTAATAAGAATATATTATCTAAAAGAGACTGGTACAAGAAAAATGAAACTCGTATCATGCTTGAAAACTTGGCAACCAAGCAAAATATAATGGGAACCAAGCAAAATACAATGGATAAGAAGATGGATTTAATTCTATCTAAATTACCTAAATAAATATAATATGGGTTATGCCCTCACTGGTTGTAGGGCATAGCCCTTAAAAAATTAACTCTTATGAAAGGAGAGAGTATGAAGATAGTTAATTTAAAATATAATAGAGATTGTATAAAAATTGATAGAAGTACGATATTTGGAAATCCATTTAGAATAGGTATTGATGGTGATAGGGAAGAAGTAATTAAGAAATATGAAGAATGGATAATGAAAGATAAACAAGAAATTTTAAGAAATAAAATGAAAAAGGAATTAAAAGGTAAAACATTAGGATGTTGGTGTAAACCATTATCATGTCATGGTGATATAATAATTAAAATAACTAAATAACCTTAACTTTTATGAAAGGAGATAATATGCCAGTAGAAGAGTATAAAGGTTTTCATATTTTTGTATATTATAGAGGGAAGACACCACATTATAGAGTATGGACTAAAGACTTTGATGATTTATCACCTGGAATGTTCAGGTCTATTAAATCAGCAAGAAAATATATTAAGGAGGAGTTAGTATGAAAAAAGATAATAGACCATATGCTGAAATAGTGGATGAAGGCATAAAAAAACAAAACGAAGAATTTAAAAATGCTTTAAAGAGAGCAGGATGGACTAATGATGAAGATATTAATTGGAACTATGATAGTCCAGAATGGAATAAAAAGGAAAGAGAGGATACATGAATAATTTTGAAGAAGTAACATTAAAGTCAGGAACAGGTGATTTCTTAAGACATAAGTGTACTGAAGTACATCAACCTGAACATATATATATATTCGATTTAGAGTGTAAGCAATGTGACTATAAGACTAAAGTAAGTCTTAAATCACAAGATCTATTCAATTATCATCAAGGGAAATATATCCAAGATGCATTTCCATACATAAGCCAAGCAACAAGGGGATTAATGATAGATGGTGTATGTCATAAATGCTGGGATAAGATGTTTCCAGAAGATATTGATGAAGAACTACATTTACAAGAATAATCAGAAAGGAATAGAGAGTATGCAATACATACAAGTAAAACAAGAACTTATAGATATTCTCAAAGATTATAGAGAGACTATGAGTAAAGATTTAGAACAAGCATTAACTAACATAGTTAGTGATATGGAAGGTGATCCTTGCAAAATTTGTGGTAAAGAATTAGGTCATAAAACATATTATAACCAAAGTGGACAAGTATCATCTACTTGGCGATGTTATAATTGTGAATAGAAAGGAATAGAGAGTATGAAAATAGCGAACTACAAAAAACTTAATAAGTTAAAAGGCGATGATTTAAGATTAGAAATTTATAAACCTTTTTTACCTAAAAGAGTTTTAAGAATGACTAAAAAAAATCAGTTAAAACATATTAAAGAATATCAACAAAAGTCTTATGATCGTTTAATGAAAGTTGATGTTAAATTTACCAAATCAGGAGAAGTAAAAGAAAAAAATAGATTTGGTCAATGGGAATATATTTAGAGAGGAGAATCAGTAATGAAAAAAGATAAATACGGAATAGAAATAAAAGT